GGTTTTCTTTAGTTCGTCACGTTGATGCAGATACTGATCTTTACTATACTATTAGAAATTCAGGTGGTGGAGCTGCAATGTTAACTACATCTACATTTATTTTAACTAAACTTGACTAATGAACGAAAATCAAAAGAACTGCATCCTAGAAATACAGGATATGTTACTGGCTATAAATGAAATAGTTAAGAAGCACGAACTTCAAGACGAATTTATAGCTTGTCTAGCAGTGGGTTTTTTAGATATGGACACCTCCTATACCGATGAGGAAGGAGCTGAACGTGCTAATATGAGTTTACTATCTTCCTTTTCTGTAGCAGACGAAGAAGAACTAGACGATTTACTGTCTTACTGTGTGGAAGCATACAGAGAAGACAACAAGCCAGATACATCAAATATTGATTATTGGTTAAATTTATCCCGAAGAAACGGGGACGTTAATTAAATAAAAAATGATTAGAAAAATTGTAATCGGGCGTGACCCGAAAGACGCTATGGCGTACTATGTCGGTATGCGAGCAGGATCCGGAAAAGTAAGCGCAATCCTTCTAGATGAGGCGCATTTACACAAATACAATCAGAAACGGTATCTCATATATATAGAGAACGAGGACGGAACGGTGCTTTGGAAAGCAGTAGATTCTATGCCTTGTATTCTTGAGTATGATTTAAATTTTGATTGATATGAAGCCACTCCATCATTTTATAGTAAGATTACCAGAGAAGTTCAATGACGAGTTGAAGATTGGTGAGGAAACTACTATTAAAGTTGTCACTAAATTTAATGAGTTTGAACACAGGGTAAACTACGGTGAGATAGTAGGCTGCCCTAAAGACTGTCCTTCAGAAAACTGTGAGGGGTCTATTTTATATTTCCATCACCACGTTGTTATGGAACAAATGTATGACTTAGGAGATGACTTATACTTGGTTAATTACGAGCCTTTCGGAGGATATGCAAACCACGCTATCGCAATCGAAGACAAAGCTGGCAATATTAGTATGCTTGGGGATTGGTGTTTTGTTGCACCCCCTATTGAGAAAGAAGAGGAAACAAGTAATTCTGGTATTATTCTTAGTCTCAAAAAAGAACCAGAACTGGAGGGCAAGCTACTCACCCTACCCGAAGATTCAGAATGGATTGGAACAAAGCCTGGTGATATGGTGGGTTACACGAAGAATTCAGAATACGAAATGGAACTCTTGAATGGAGACAAGGTGTATCGTATGAGAACAACAGAATTAGTGTATGTCAAAGAAGCATAAATTCACCACAGTAGAAGCGTCAACAAGATTACTGTCTTCAATGGAGGTAGCAATCAATAATATGATTGACGAAATCAGAAAGCCTGTAGACGGTGATCTATCTGGATCACAAAGAAAGGCTGAGTTACAAAGTATTAAGCAAACAGCAACAGATGCAAAAGAACTCATTATTGAATACCAGAGACTTGAACAAATGGTCAGAGAACTCCGAGAAACCGGAGGCATTGAAGCAGAACAAGACTACTCTGGAGGATTCGCAGAAAAGTTCTCAAAGTAATCAAGTATTCTGTTATTGGGATTATTAATTAAATGAAATGGCAGGTCTTAAAAAAGTTGAGGGGTATGACGAATACATTGTTAGTATATGTCCCAACGATACGCAGGGTGAGATTATCACCATCGGTGGGGTTGATATTCAACTTCCAAAAACTCCTGAGAAAAAAGAAATCCTCTTTAATGACAGGGAGTCTAATATGCAAATGTGGGAAAGACTTCCTGTGCCAGCAGAATTGCAGAGGATTCGCTCTATGGATGAGTGGTATGAAATGCCATCAGACTTCAAAAAGCGTTTTTCTCCGTACATCGAAAAAGAGTTTGACCGTAGGCGTAACGGTGTTTGGTTCTACAATAATGGTGTCCCTGTCTACATTACGGGGAGACACTATATGCTCCTCCAATGGAGCAAGATGGACATCGGATACGCCTCCTACCTAGAGTTTCAAAGAAGACTATTTATTCATTTTGCAGCTTGCGAAACAGATCCTAGATCTATAGGTCAAATGTACACCAAGTGTAGACGTTCTGGATACACTAATATGTCTGCTGCTATACTTGTGGATGAGGGTACTCAAGTAAAAGATAAGTTATTGGGTATACAGTCTAAAACTGGTAAAGATGCTCAGGAAAACATATTTATGAAAAAGGTGGTTCCTATGTTTAAGAGCTATCCGTTTTTCTTTAAGCCCATCCAAGACGGTACAACGAATCCACGTATGGAGTTAGCATTCCGTGAGCCATCTAAACGTATCACCAAGAAGAACAAGACCTCTAATAAAGGTGAAGCTCTCAATACCATTATCAACTGGAAGAACACTACGAACAATGCGTACGATGGTGAGAAACTGCACATCTTATATCTGGATGAAGCAGGCAAGTGGGAACGACCTACAGACATTCGTGAGGCTTGGCGTATTGAAAAAACCTGTCTTATTGTAGGTAGAAGAATTGTAGGAAAAGCACTTGTAGGAAGTACTGTAAACCCTATGGATAAGGGTGGTAACCAGTATAAGGAAATATGGAGAGATTCAGATCCAGAAGATAGAAATGCAAACGGCAGGACAAAGACTGGACTCTATCGTTTGTTTATACCTGCATATGAAGCACTCGAAGGTTTCTTTGATAAACACGGTAATCCCATTGTAGAAGATCCGGAACATCCTATACAGACAATTGACGGAGACTACGTAGATATAGGTGCTAAGACGTATTTAAAAAATGAGCGTGATGCGTTAAAACACGATGCTCGTGAGCTTAACGAGTTTATACGTCAGTTCCCGTTTACTGTGGATGAGGCAATGCGGGATTCTATTGAAGGCTCTACATTTAATATAGGCAAGATATACGAGCAGGTAGAACACAATCAAGAGCTTTATCCTAATCCTGTAGTAGTTGGAAACTTTCAGTGGAAAGACGGTGTGAAAGACAAAGAGGTTGTCTTTAGTCCCAACCCGCAAGGCAGGTGGAGAGTTGCTTGGATGCCGCCAAATGATCTAAGAAATAAGTACGTAATTAAGTACAACAAAAAACATCCGGGTAATGATCATATAGGAGTCGGTGGAGTCGATAGCTATGATTTAGATTCTACTACAGACAACAGGGGTTCTAAGGGTGCTTGTCATTTGTATAACAAGTTCAGTATGGCTGCACCACCAAATATGTTTGTAGCTGAATACGCTTCTCGTCCTCCTCTGGCTAGAATATTCTACGAAGATGTTCTTATGGCTTCTGTATTTTATGGCTATCCACTGTTAATTGAGAACAACAAGTACGGCATCGTAAGGTACTTTGAATCAAGGGGTTACGAAGAGTATGTTATGAAAAGACCAGAGCATTTAAAAACTCCTGGATCTATAAACACAAAGACCCGTGGTATTCCCTCTAACTCTCAAGACGTAATACAGGCGCACGCTCACGCTATAGAGGCTTACATAGAAGAACACGTAGGCGTTAACAATGAGACGGGCGAGATGGGTAAAATGTATTTTGACAGAACTTTAGAGGACTGGATTGGGTACAAAATAGATAACCGTACTAAGTTTGACCTTACAATTAGTTCTGGTTTGGCTTTACTCGCAGCTCAAAGAGTTAAGAAAGAAAAGAAGCAATCTAATTTTGATGACAAGAAGTTTTTTAGACGATACACCAAGGAGATAAGGCGTTGAGAGGCAGTACTTTAATTTAGTATATTTGCAAGGAAGTATTTTGCGAAACGCTATATGTACAATAAAGACAATGAAAACGGAAAGTATGGTAATTTTCCAGACCCATTTGCCATACACGGTCAAAAAACCTCCAAGCCTTACGGTCTAAAATACGCCAAAGCTATTGAAAAGCAATGGGGTCATTCTGATGATGAACGAAGTTTGTTCAGACGCAGACTCAAGGACTTTGAGACGAACCGTGACTATGCTAATGGTACGCAAGATACTTCTATCTATAAGCAAATCTTAAACTCTTTAGATCCAAACAGTGGTGACGGAACGCTATTAAACCTTGACTGGTCACCAGTTCCTATCATACCTAAGTTTGTTAAGATTGTAGTAAACAACATCTTATCAAAGAAACCGTATCCTAATGTTGCTGCTATAGATCCGTTGTCTCAGTCTGAAAAAGACAAAAAGAGAGCGGAGAAAATGTTTGAGGTAAAGAACAAGCAGCTCATACAAGAAATGAATCAAGCCGGTGTAAACACAGGTATATCTGAAGAAGATATTCCAGAAACACCTGAAGAGGCTGAGATCTTTATGGATGCCAATATCAAGACAGCTGCTGAGGTCGCTGCACAGATTGGTACAAACTTAACGCTAGAGTGGAATGACTTTGACCAGCGTGTCTACCGCAGAGCAGTAAACGATTTAGTTACTTGTGGTATTGGTGTTGTAAAAAGAAATAACGATCCTAACTATGGAATCACAGAAGAATACATCGACCCAGCATTCTTCTTCCATAGCTACACCGAAGACCCTACTTTTAGCGACCTTATATACGCAGGACACGTCAAAAAGATTAGCATCTCTGAGCTTAAGCGTATTGCTCGTGATGAGTTTGCAGAAGAGCAATATGAAAAGATAGCTCAGTCAGTAAAAAACAAATATCAAAATAGAGCAGATAAACTTTCTTACAAATACTATGACGAAACATTGGACCGCACAACATATGGTTACGATGAGTTTATTGTTGAGGTAATGAGTTTTGAATTCCTTTCTGTTGATGATATGATGTTTGAGGAGAAGGGATCTAGATTCGGTAATACAAACTTCTACTACAAAGGATTTGAATACACTCCACCGAAGGAATCAGTGTACGACAGAAATCCTTCTTCAATGAATGTAGCGACCGTTTACGGTGGTAATTACATTGTAGGTACAGATTATATGTATGACTACGGTCTTAAGAAGAACGTGCCTAAAAACATTCACGATTTAACAAAAGCTAGGTTGTCGTACTCTGTGGTTTCAACCAACCTTCGTAGAATGATGCCAAAGTCTCTAGTAGGCTCTGTAATCGGCTTTGCTGATCAATTGCAGCTATCGCATCTAAAATTACAACAAGCTATCGCTAAGGCGAAGCCAGATGGTTTGATTGTAGACGTGGAGGGATTAGAAAACGTACAGCTAGGTAAAGGTGGAGAACTACAGCCACTAGACATACAAGACATATATGAGCAAACAGGTGTATTCTACTATCGCAGCAAGAATCCGGAAGGTGGATTCCAGAACCCTCCAGTTAGGTCTCTGGACAATAGTATCCGTAATATCAATGAGCTTATTTCTATCTATAACCATAATCTCCGTCTTATACGTGATACAACAGGTATTAACGAAGTAATGGATGGAACATCTCCAAAAGGAGAGCAGTTAGTAGGTGTGAGACAGCAGGCTATGGCTGCTGGTAACAATGCTATTTATGATATCACAAATGCGGCTGTATATCTATATTCGAGAGTTTGTGAAGACATTGTAAAATGCTTACAAATATTACCTACCGAGTCCGTATTGTATCAAGTATACTCTAAGGCTATAGGTAAGAATAATATGGCTGTTCTTTCTTCATTTGGAGATCTGCCGATGTACAACTTTGGAGTCAAGGTTCAAACAGAAATGGACGATACAGAGAAGTCTTATCTAGAGCAGAACATTCAGATTGCATTGTCTCAGAAGGAAATAGATCTTGAAGATGCAATGGCTGTAAGACAACTAAAGGATGTTGATCAGGCTGAAAGGCTCCTTATTATCAGACGTAAGAAGCGTATGCGTCAGCAGCAAGAGATTGCACAGCAGAACTCTCAGATCCAGGCTCAAATGAATCAACAGACCGCACAGGCATCTAGCCAAGGGAAGATGCAGGAAATTCAGATGCAGTCTCAAAGTAGAATCGCAGAGATTCAAGCAGACGCTCAAGCAAAAGCTCAGTTGTTACAATTAGAATATCAGCTTAAGTCTCAACTAGAGTCAGTAAAAGGTATGAGTGGTCAAGAGCAGCGTTCTCAAGATATGAACTTCAAGGAGTCTCTTGAGATGAAGAAGGAAGATAGAAAAGATAAGAGAACAGAGAAACAAGCTGCACAACAATCTAAAATGATTTCTCAGCGCCAAGGCAAGCGTGGGGAACTTGATGATGATAGTGAAGGCGGTATAGAGCAAATACTTGATAACCAGTAAATTAGTACCTTTGTAATATGGCAACCAGCGTAAACTTAGACATAGCATCACGAGTAGATATCACCTGTAGAAAGGGAGATACATTTACCTTAGAGCTTACATTTAAAGA